GGAGACAAGATCAATAGTAGTGTTAATGGTGTTTTTGTTCAAGGAAGAATTTTACTCATGCCCCACCATATGTATTGGTTTATTTTGAGACAAGAAAATCAAGAATTTATGCTTAGGAATCCATTCCGCCAAGTTAGTTCTACTTTTCGCTTGAAAGAATGCACTGTTATGCAATTAGATGATAAAAGTGGTCAACTAGTGGATTGCGTGATGATTGCTATGCCTTTGCGAGTACCTAGTTATCCCTCCATTGTTAATTTGTTTGCTAGTGCGAATGAACTAGACAAAGTAGTAGAGGGGGATTCTATTTTAGCAGGTTTGCGGGAATTCAATTCAAATATTCTGACATTATGTAATCATCACATCAAGAATGCCCATATTGCTTTAAAGAAGAATCATTATTTGGCTACTGATGGTAAGGAAATATGTTATACAACGGCAGTGGCTGTTTTGTATGAAGCCGCTACAGCACCTGGCGATTGCGGTAGTCTATTATTTTCTCGAGATACCAATATGCGAGGTAGGATTATAAGTTTCCATATTGCTGGTAACAAACGAGAAGGTATGGGTCTAATCTTGTCAAAGGAAATGGTTACAAGAAATCTTGATAAATTTAATAAAATTGTTATAGATGATAGAAAATTTGTCAAAGGTTCTTTTGATTGTCAAATCGCTAATGAAACTGTACATGTAAATCCAATACTTTCAAATGTTGGATTGAATGTTCCCGGAGATTATTTGAGTGTAGGAATAAGTAAAACTTTGCCTCACCCAGTTAAAACTGAATTAAATCCTTCACTTATCCACAATATGATATATGAAACAGAAACTAAACCCGCATATCTTAAACCTGTTATGCTGGATAATGAACTAGTTGATCCACTAAAGAAAGGTATTTGTAAAGCATTTACTATTCAGCCTTTATTGGATAACGATATTTTGAACATTGCAGCTAATGATGTTCTTGATCAATTCAAGCACACTCCAGAAGATCTAACACGAATACTAACCTATGAAGAATCTATTAAGGGTGTGGAAAATTACGATTTTGCACATAGCGTAAACAGAATTTCTTCAGCTGGATTTCCATGGGTTTTTAAGAAGAATGCTTCAACTGGTAAACGAGAATGGTTAGGTCAAGGTGATGAATGGGATTGTTCAAATGTTGAACTTAAAACTGCAGTAGAAACGATTATTGATAATGCTAAAAATAATAAGCGATCTGAAGTTGTTTTTGTCTCTACATTAAAAGATGAAAGACGACCTATTGCAAAAGTTGAGCAAGGTAAAACTCGAGTTTTTGAAGCTGGCCCTATGGATTACACTTTAGCGGTTCGACAATACTTTTTAGGATTTATAGAGAGCGTTATGCGCAATCGAATAAGTAATGAAGTTTGTGTTGGAACTAATGTATATTCTAATGATTGGAATAAATTAGGTATCAAGCTATCAAGGTATGGCAATCATGTAATCGCTGGTGATTTCTCAAATTTTGATGGTTCTTTACATCAAGAAATTTTATGGAAAATTTGTGATATTATAAATCAGTGGTATGATGATGGTGATGAAAATGCTAGAGTGAGAAATGTTTTATTTGAAGAAATCGTTAATAGTGTTGTCTCAGTAGATGGAATACTCTTACAAAAGACTCACGCACAACCTTCTGGAAACCCTCTTACTGTGATCATTAACTCAATATTTAATCAAATTGTTATGCGAATGGCTTATTTGTTAGCTAAAAGAGAAGAGAATTTGCCTCTTATGTGTGATTTTACCGATCATGTATCTATGGCTACATATGGTGATGATAATGTTTTAAATATTTCACCAACAGTTATAGATTGGTATAACCAAGTTACAATAACAAAACAATTAAGTACTTTTGGTTTGACTTATACAGATGAAGCTAAGAGTGGACTCTGTAT